GTTGCTGTGCCATTGATAAGATCAGAGATTGAAGATGTGGCTCAACCATTGTTGAATGGGATTCAGATGGTTGACCATGTACCAGAACTGCCTAAATTTTATCCTGAGGGAGATTATGTTGTAATTGGCAGAGCTTCACCAGTGATGATACCAGAGGTTTCTGAAATTAAAAAGTCCCCAATTTGTGGAGCATTGGCTGAACCAGTTAAGTTTCCTGCTATTTTATCGCCAAAAGATAGACGAGCAGGAGGGGCAAGTCCTTTAGCAATTGCAGTTAAGAAGTTTGGAGAAGAAACTCTTCCATTTCCGTCACAGACTGTTAAGAGAGCCAAAAGAATGCTTTTAACTAAATTAATTAATACTACTAAGCCAACTACATTGTTGCGAGGTCAACTAGAGGAAGATATTGCCATTAATGGCATTCCAGGAGAGGAGTTTGTAGATAAAATTAATTTAGATTCAAGTCCAGGACTTCCTTATAAATTAAAAGGACATAAAAATAAGCGTACTTTATTTAAAATTGAAGAAGCAAATAATTTAGTAAATTGTTCAATTAGTGATCCTCTTTTAAGATCTCGTTTGGATGAACGAAGAATGTTGTCCGCACAGGGAATGCGTATTTCCAGTAAGTGGAGTGATTGTTTAAAAGATGAACTTCGTCCAATAGAGAAAATAAAAGCTGTTAAAACAAGAACTTTTGAAATAGCACCAGCTGATTATATCATTCATTGTAGAGAACTTTTTCTAGAATTTTGTGCAGCATATTATAAAAATAGAATTCAAAATTATTCATCCGTGGGTATTACACCAGAATCCATGGAATGGACCACACTTTTTAATTATTTAGATTCAAAAGGCGGATTTGGATTCGCAGGCGACTTTAGTCAGTTTGACGGAAAACTTGACGCTCAACTCATGGAGGTAGCCGGAGATATCATTCAAGAATGGTATGAAAATTTTGGGGATGTTGACCCCATACATAAAGTCCAACGAGCAGTTTTAGTGGATGAAATGATTCACACTTGTCTCCAAGCAATGGATTGTGTTTATTTTAAGAATAGAGGAAATCCTTCTGGAAATCCTTTAACGGTTGTTATAAACACTCTTGTGCATGCTCTTTACATTTTGTGTGCTTGGATTGACCTTACAGAACAACAAGGTCATTTTGATTGGGTGGATCGTTTTGATTTCTTTGTTGCAATGAGCCTGTATGGTGACGATGGTTGCGTAGGCGTTGCAAGCGAAGTTAGTAGTTACTTTAATCAAAGAACAGTAACAGATTACTTGGCCCGTTTTGGACAAAAATATACTTTACCTGACAAGACAACAGAAATTCAAGAGGACTTGATGAAAATCAAGGACATGACTTTTTTGAAGCGAGGCTTCCTGGAGGACGAGGAATATCCAGATTTGATAGTTCCTCTTATGAACATGGAGACTATTCAAGAGTTGTTTAATTGGCAAAGAAAAAACAACAACATCACTGAGCACATGCACGAGCGCTTTGTTGCAGCTGCTCAGTTTTTAGTGTTTTTCGGGCGTGAAAAATACGAAGCTGTTTTTCATCAAGTCAACTTAAAGATGAGAACAGCAAGTCTCCCGACGTTCTATCCTGACTACCTATCTTACAGAAAGATGTTTTTAGCACGATGTGGTAAGATAGCGGTTGGCCAGGATAGTGTCAACACATGGACTCCCTTAATCGGTTTAATCGACTAGGCTTTTGGAAAAGCGTGGGGGCTCGGGGTAAGAAACCTCAGTCCCCTCCGAACCACGATTTGGACACGGCGAGATTGCATCTCAATGGAAAACCAGCAAGTTATTATTTTTATTAATTGTAACTACGGTGGGGGGTTATTTATTTAGTATCCGCATTTTTATTTAATTGGCTATGGGGATACCTAACAAATTGTTGGGTTGGGCACTAAAGTAGAAAATAACTTTAATGAAAAAGACAAGACTTCTTGGCTAGCTACTGTGGAGAGCAGTAGGAGAGCGAGGATCGGCTTTAACGTGAGTTGGTCGTGGGCGACGCGGCGGAATGCTCTTTAGCTGTAATGGCGAAAAGAGGCCGTCAGTCAACCCCTTCAACACAAACCTTCACTGGAACCGGAATGTAAGGCGTCTACTGCGCAACCAGTCCCGAGATAATATCAACGGTAAGGCTGGCTCTGCAAAGTATGGCGGTGGACCGGGAAAAGGCGGAATGTGTTTGGTGGGGTGTGGCGAGTGTACGCAGCGACCTTTGCCGGCTCGAGGTTGAGCTTCGCCTAGGCTCTGGGAGTGGTAATAGTTGCGCTGAAGCGGGCTATAGCCACACAACCTAGGGATTGCGACGATGCCAATGCCGGGCTCACGTTAGGGCTATGAAAAATTGCAGGACGGGTAGCCACCGCTGACCGCAGAATGCAGTAGGAGTTACTAGCCCTGGGTGTATGGTGTCATTTACATGTCACTCACCCGGAACTCGTTAATACTATACAAACCCTCACAGAGGGGCCTGCAAGCCAAGTTCTCATGAAGTCTTCTTTTTCAAAGTTCGAG